ATTTCAACAAGTTATATTATTCTGCAGACCTCAAACCGCCAGACCAGTAGAAGCCCTGAGGGGTGTTGGTATCGCCGTGATAAATGTAGCCGGCACGACGACGTTGAACCATGAGGCCGACCTCTGCCGGACTGGCCGTTCGATCCAGGCCCATTCGGCGTATGGTCGCAGTGAATATCTGCTCAGCGCGAGAAGCGTGAATTCTGTACTTGGTCGCAAGCTGGGTAAACGTAAGGCCGCACGCCCTGTCCAGGGTAAGTGCCTCGTTGCGATTATAAGCCATAAAAGAACACCCCTTAACGCTTCGCCAGCACGCGGCCACGACCGTAGGACGACGCTTCTATCAAGCGCTCCACGACGCCAATGTCTTTTACGACGTCATCCAGCAGGATGTTTCGCCATGTCGCGAAGCGCCCCAGCGAAAAGATGCCGAAATCATCTGTCAACTCATACAACAAACCTTCCCGCTCACCGCGATCCAGATCGACAATCTTGCCATACTTCTGGTCAACAGCGCCGATGAACTCCAACTCACCACTTGGAAGGCCGAATGCTTTGCACACTTGCAGGATGTCAGGGCCGCGATGCATCGATTCGACAATCAGCAAATCTCCCGTGATTGAGGCACGGAAAACGCTTGTCTCTACGCCTGGGAAGTAAATTGTTTGATAGATGTCAGTTCCACGCGGCAACCGATAGCGCTCAACGGCAATGGAGGATCGCTGGAAGTCAAGCTGGGAAAGGTCATACCCGCACAACTTCAGGATCACCGGAAGTGGAGCGGTGTTGATCTTCACGCCGCGCGTATGAACATCAATATCGGTGATTCCTGCGCTCCAGAGGATTCGTTTTTCACGCTCCAGGCGATCAGCCAGCCTGTCATAGAAGTCCTCAGGCGCGATATAGCGCGTAACGGTATCCAGGTTCCAGATGGATCGCCCGGCATACAGGCCTGCCACCTTCTTGCTGTAGGCGTTGGCCAGGGCAATAGTCGGTCGGTGGATCGACTCCCCGCAAACGTTGATTTCTTTGTGAACTGTCACCGGCTTGAATTTGACGCCGGTGAGGTTGGCAACATCCTCACCACGAAAGCGCAACAATGCTTTGTGTTGCTCAATGCGTGGACCCGCTTCCTTTACAATGGCATTCTTGAAATGGCAAGCTGCCATCATACCTGCCAGACCACCGCCAATGATGGTGATATCGTTCATAGCATTCCCTGAGTGAATTATGGGCAAAAGAAAGCCCGGCTAAGGTGCGATTATAACTCGCAGCACCCTAGCCGGGCAAGTGAACAACCTAGTAATTAGGCGTCGTGTTCAGCATCATCGGATGGCTCATCGCCTTCTTCTGGATCCAGCGGCTCAGGCTGTGGGGTTGGGCCGTCTTCAGCAGGCGCGGTGTCGTCTGCATAGGTGAAGTCCAGGTGACCCATCTCTTCCAGCTTGGACAGGTAGCTGCGCAGGCTGGTGCCGTACAGCAGGTGATCCATCTCGCCACCCAGGGCTTCGATGTCGTACACTTCGCCGACTACGCAGTTGTCTTTGATGTACTGCAGCACCTTGCCGCGAATCGACAGCGCTTGAGGCGACGACAGGCCCTGGCCGGTGTAGATGATGCCAACGGCCTTGGAGCGACGGCCATCAGAGGCTTTGGCAGCACGACGGTCAGCGATGGCCTGGCGACGCTCTTCGGCTTCAGCAGCGCGACGGTCTTTCTTGGCCTGGGCATCAGCGGCCTTCTGGGCTTTGGAAGCCGCTTCGCGCTCTTCTTTGTCCTTGGCCTGTTGGGCCTTGGCCTCTTCGCGCTCAGCCTTTTTGCGCTCAGCTTCTTCCAGCTTCAGCTTGGCGCGCTCTTCTTTCTTCTGCTCGTTTTCCAGGCGCTTCAGCTCAGCCTTTTCTTCACGCTCAGCCTTGGCCTTTTCGGCCTTTTCGGCGCGGTCGGCTTCACGCTTTTCGTTCTTGGCCTTGCGCTCTTCGGCCTTGGCCAGACGCTCAGCTTCACGCTTTTCTTCGCGTTCTTTGCGCTCAGCATCTTTCTTTTCTTCGCGAGCTTGACGCTCAGCTTGCTTGGCAGCTTCTTTCTGCTCTTTGGTCAGTTCGGTTTGTTGCTCTTGTGCTTGTTCCATGATGAAAGCCTCGGTAGAGTTGGGTTTGGTCAGGTATTTGCGTTTCCTATGGGCGTATTATTCCGCGACCACAGGGTGAAGTAAAGCGATTCAGCCCATAAATGACCATATAGGCTGAATAATCCGATACTCGGCACAGACAACTTCAGTGAACTAGCTTAGTTGGCACCGGCAACTCGCGCGGCAGATCCAGGCACGTCCAGCGACTCCAGATTCACATTGTAGCCCGCCAGGCGCAGCTCTTCCGGCGTTACCTTACGGGCGCGCATGGTGTGGCCAGCGGCGCGTCGGCTGTGGCGATTATGGCCGCTGCTGTAGTTGGACAGGTCGGCCTCTACGGAAGCCTTCTTCTTGGCATCCTTCGGGCTTTTTGCGCGTTGGAAACCGATGAATAGACCGCCACGGAATACCACATAGATGTCATCTTTCATTTTGCTTGCCTCATCAATGGCGATTACTTCGCCATCAGTTCCGTTGTATGCTTCTGCAAGCGCTTCATCGCGCTTAATTGCTTTGAGGTCCATTGTATTACCGATTCGGGTTGAGGCAGAAAGTCAGGTGGGTGATGGCGCGAGTAATCTGGGTGTATGCAATCTTTGCATAGTTGCCCAGAAACTCTTCAATGACCAAAACATACGGCCACTCGCTGCCCTGTGCTTTGTGGGTGGTCAGAGCATAGCCAAAGTCAAAGCCGCCAGGGGTCTTTTGGGCCGACTTCCTGATGTCTTCGTCTTCGGAAAACGATGCAGGGTTGAACTTGACCAAGATTTCTTTGCCATTGGTCAAAGACTTCAAACGAATGAGCATTTTGCCTTCATCTTCGCCCTGCTCATCACGGTCTTCTTCAGGGATTTCTTCATAATCGATGACGATGCCCTGCTCACCGTTCATGAAGTTGTAGCCGTGCTGGTTGAACATACAAACTACCTTTTCGCCAACCTGCGGCAGCGGTCCAGAGTAGCCCAGGGCCTTACGCACACGCGCATTGGTTTCTTCGCGAGTGTTGTTGTAGCAGCAGATGATTTGACCGTCTTCGCCAGAGTGTCGCACAAGTTCATCGATCTTCGGATAACGCTTGTAGACCTTGACGTCATCGTACTCGCGCGGTGGCAGACGGTTGCCCTTGCGCACAAACATGGAAGCGCGAACGATGTTGCCAGCGTTACGCTCGATGGTCTGCAGAAGCACATCCTCTTTACCCTCAACGTACACACCAGCGTCGCGCACAGGATCCACCTGTCCGAAGTCACCCAGGGCCAGGACAGGCACGCCATGGCCTAGCAGCTGGCGATTGTCGTGTTCTCCAACCATAGATGCTTCATCCAGGATGAACAGACGCGGCATTTCATCCAGAACACCTTTGCCGATGAAGATCGGCTCGCCGTCCTCGTCTTCACCGCGAACGTTGTAGATCACCTGGTGCATGGTTCGCGCGCCTTTACAACCCTTTTGGCGCAGTCGGCTTGCGGCCTTGCCAGTAGGCGCGATGAAAATCACCGTAGCTTCAACCGAGCGCGCCAGGAATGCGGAGATTTGCCGCGCAATTTCTTGGGCAACAGTAGTCTTGCCGGTGCCTGCAAAGCCAGCCAGGAAGAATGCTTCTTTGCGGTGCTTCTTCATGTGCCAGCCCTTGAACCAGTGCACGGCTTCGGCAATGGCATTGAGCTGTTCGGCGTTGAACTGGATGGCCGGGGCTTCAGTTTGTTCGGTCATTCTGCAGCCCCTCGCATGACTTCGTAAATGTGATAGGCCAGGCGCTCGCGAGTGACCACGGTGCCGAGGAACTTCAGAATCGGGACCAGTGCAGAGTCAATCGCGTAGCCGGTGCTGAAGACAATGAATTGGCGCTTTTCATGTGGCTGATCTGTGTCAACCCTTGCCCAAATACAAAGGGAGTTGCTATTTGGGTCTTGACCCACAGAGTGAATTTCTGCGCCCTTTTGCAGCATGATACTAGTCGGCATATGTCCGACCAGGTACTTATAGATGGTTATCACATTGGCTCCTTTCTCGGTTCTTTCTTCAAGGTTGTGGAGAATAATGCAGACTTATTCTAAAGGCAAATGATAAGTTAACTTGCAACATCCAGGCAGCTATAATAAGGACTTCTGCTAACTAACGGCAATAAACGGACACAATTATGAGCGAGCCTATGGGCATCAAAAAGTTCAATGGCGATGCAATCACTGCGTTTGCATTCGCGGAAAGTCAGTTGCTTGGGGCCGACTTCTGGCGCGTCATGGCGCCTCTGTCATTCTTCTTTACCTGGAAGGGTGTGGCATACTCTGTGGATATTCCCATGGGATACCTCACAGACGGGGCCAGCGTGCCAAAGCCGTTCCACCCGCTTGTAGGCCCATGGGGTTCGCACGGACCTGCTGCGATTGCCCATGATATCATGTGCGAGTACCTGAAGATTTGGGACATCAGCCGAACGCGCATGGTTGACATCAGCCGCAAGGACGCCGACGACATCTTCAACGAAATCATGAAGGCTTGTGGAGTGGACGACGAAAAGCGGGCGCTTATCTATGCAGCCGTGCGGACCTATGCCGTCACCACTGGCAGAACGCGCCCTAGCGCAATGTACACGGCGGCCAAGCGGAACGCTGAAGCCAATTGGGTCAAGGATCAGGAAGCCCAGGGCAAGCGCGTTCCGGTGATCGTGCACTATGGCGCGACCGTCTGATAAAAGAGTAGCTCGCCGGTCTGAGATCGCTTATACTCGACCGGCATTTCAACTTCACGAGAAAGAACTAGAATGACTATACCTAAAGATTGTGAACTTTTGCAGTGCGCAATTTCTGGCATCCCTGTCGAGTTCCGCACAGAAGCATCGACCTACGGTGACATGTTCACCATTGAAGAGTTCATGGAATGTGTCAAGTGCGGCGCGTTCATCGACAGTGACGGCTTCGGCCAGTTCTCTGACGGCGTGTACGTAAGCTATGAGGCGCCGCACGACGACTGGTTTCTGGGTGGCTGGAACTTCATGGCACCATCCCATTGCCCTGTCATGACCTGGGATGTCGTGATGCCTTCGAGAATGAAGCGCGGCACTATCGACATCCCTGCATGGGCCACTCACGTGCTGTGGTTCAACAAATGACCAAAGTCCCTAAATTCCCAAAGGTGCCGAAAGGGCCTGTGCTGCCAAAGCATCCGGTTGTGCCGAAGGGCGCGCCGACTTATATGGAGCGACCAAACGGCGCCCGTATCTTCTGGACGGCATTTAAAGACGGACCTTGGAAAGGCATGCGAGCGTACATGCCAACCGGATTCGCCACCTTGACCATCAACATCGGCGGCCATGTTGGTCGTTACGTCGGAAATACTTGGGAGCCAGCACAATGAACAAACCTCTCGAAAAATGGCAAGTAAACGGTGGCAAGCGCATCATCAAACTTCTGCGCAAGCATTGCCATCCAGGCCGTGAATTGCAGCTGTTGGTGAACCTGATCAACTACCATTTCATTCACACTGCCGCAGAACTGGACAAGGCCACCTGGCACCCGCCGTACCACATCAAGAACTCGGTTGAGCACGATGGCTGGAAGTGCGTCCAGTTCCTTCTGCAATGCCCGTACTTCGTCCCTGGGCAAATCTACCAGAAGCTAAAGATAATCTGTAAGAACCAGAACGCGATGCGTATGGCCTACAGCCGTCTCGGTGATTCGCCGCGCTGGTGCCGGAACTATGAAGGTCTGGATCACCGTTGGAGCCCATCCTGGGGCACCGGTCGTGAGTTCTGTACCAAGTGCGGTATGCCTCGTTACCCAGATCTGCCGTTCGTCAAGTTCGGTGAACCTGCGGTTGAGTTGCTGCCTCCAGCAATCAAAGATTCACCAAACGTTGTTGTGGAGCCCAAGCACCAAAGTGCCTTGGACAAATCGACACTAGACGATGCATTGAACTTGTTGTCCAAGGTGGATGCGAGCCGTCCAAGAACGTTCGGCATTATTAATGACCAAAAAGTCAATTGGGATATGGCCTCTGCAGAACCAGACACGACAATTCCAGCCTTCACGCGCAACAAGCAGTATGACTGGGATCGCCTCAAGGCCATATTAGCAGAGACTGGTGAAATTCGAATCCGCTCCAACCCAGAATCTTTGGAGTTGACGCGTGTCATGTTCGGCTGGTACAACTGGGTTCCAGTTGAGAAGGAGTTGCCTCCATTCAGGGAACTCGTATTGGTCGCGTTTGATACGCACGCTGGCAAGCAGTATACTACCGCCAAGTTGGTTCATCAGAAGATGTGCGCTGCGCCTGAAAGTGACAACTATGCGTACATTTGGTATGTCGAAGTAAGCAGTGGCCATGAGCTTCGAACTGTGACCCATTGGCAGCGCATCAGAAGGGTTGACGGAGATAAACCTGGATCTGTTCTCTCGCAGAAGCCTTATGCGGAACTGCAGAAGGAGCGGGATGGCCTACAGGCAGAAGTCAAACGGCTACAAGCAGTCATTGACCGTCTGGAAGACGAAAAGCCACGTTCCAATTACTGAGGTGGAATAATGAGCGACGAACAAGCATACGCAGAAATTGCCAAGATGGATCTGCGCGGCCTGATGGAAGTTGTGGAGCAAAATCCACACTACCTTGCAGATCCGCATTATCGGGGCTATGACAAAGCCATATTGGCGCGTTGGGAAGAGTTGTGCATTGATGACGAGGACGGCGAAGAGGTTGTCAAAGCCCTCCAGGCGCGCATCAAGGTGTTGGAGAAAGAGCTGGAAGGCCTGAAGACGGCCAACGCCAACATCACCTACTACATCCCGAAGAAGACCTGCAGCATGAGCTCATTGGAGCACGACGGCTGGCAGGCTTGCGTGGATGAGATCGAGAATGCGCAGTATGAGGCCAACAAGGCCGCGCAGGATGCCATTGATTATACACAGGCGATGCCCAAGGAGCCTTGTGGCCTGGACGGGCCTATCGGACCGAACCACTGTGGCTGGTGCTCGACCTGTACCGCGCCCTGGGAGCACCCAAATGCTGTGATAAGGGCATTGGCCATGCGACAGACAAAGCAGTCCGAAGGCGACTTCTGGAGTCGTCTGGGTGACGATATGGGAGTCGCACCAGAGGCCAAACCAACGCCACAAGTCGAAGTCCCTTCAGAGAAGGATGCGTGCGTGGTCTGTGAGGGTTGGGGTTCTGTGTCAACCGGCATCACCGAGGCTCCAACCACAACTTGCAATAAATGCGAAGGGACCGGGAAGAAGGCAAACAAGTGAAGACCCGCAAAGAACGCCTGGAAGACTGCGAGCGCTTCCTGATCGAGTTGCAATCCACTATTCCTGAAGACGAAAGGGTGATGGCCGGTTATGCAGAAGAAGCAACAGTCCAAACAGACGCCACCGGCAAAAAGATTAACGGTGGCTGGTGGCCAGTGCCTTGGAAAGAAGGCAAGTTTATCAACGCTAATTCCAATGCTTATGCTTGCATCAGCTCAAGCATCAAGACCCCAAACCCAAAGACTGGGGAAATGCGGTACTGGCGCGGCGAAGCATCCTTTGGCCACGGACTTGCCCTCATGGTGGATGACATTGGCCACGGGAAGGGTTCCAAAGGAGGAATGGACCTCAGACACTTCTACAACATCCTCAAGCCCACCGCTACCGTTGAAACATCCCCAGGAAACTACCAACTTTGGTACTTCTTCGATGAGCCAGAGCCTAGCATGCCACGCTTTAAGGCTTTCCTTACTTCGTTTGTCACAAACGTTCTCAAGTTGGGAGGAGACAACACAATTAAAGACGTCAGCCGATACGGTCGGATGCCGATTGGCTACAACAATAAGCGACACTCCCCGGCTGGACCTCTTAAATACCCAGTGGACGAAGGCGGTGTTGTTCCGTACACCGTTGAACTTAAAGATGCGGACTACACCAGACGATACTCCATTGAGCAAATTGCTCGCGCATTTCAATTTGAAGTGCTAGTCCCGATCAAGAAAACGTTCGTCATCGACAAGGAAGAATATAAATATGACGTACTCTGGATGCGAATGGCCGAACGCATCCTGGGTGCTGCCAAGTTAGGCGAAGGCTCGGGCGGCGATGTCGTCATGAACATGTCAGGCAAGTATCGCATCCAATGTCCATGGGGCAACGAGCACACCAACGGTGATCCATTCGGCGCCTACTTCCGAGGGCCGATTCCAGGCGCCGACGTAGAGTTTGTTTTCGGATGTGCTCACGATACTTGTCGTAAGCTTCACCGACGCACCTGGGCAACTTTTACTGATCAAATCGTTATGCCCAAGATTATTGATTCACTTGAGGAAATCAACCGGGCCCACGCCGATTAACAGTTGCCGCGCCGCGCCCTGATAAACGATAATCCAGGGCGCAGGCCAACCCTCTATTCCAACCAACCGGCACATAGCGCTGTCGGACATAAACCATGAAGGAATTGCTAAGTGTCTAAAGTGACTGAGCAGAATGAACTGCTTGCCTCTGTTGTGTACCTGAACATTCACCAGGTAATCTGCAACCGAGATTACGACATCTTTGAAGATGTTTCCAGGTCTGACTTCAAACGCCCCATCTCCATCAACGTTGCCCGCAACAGCGGAAATGGCAATCA